GCGCCAATCGATTCCGTGGTGGCCGTGTGAAGTCCGGCTCTACGGCTCAGGTGATCAAGGTGGACCGCACCAAGGATCAGATGTTCCCGAATGGTGCGCCTAGTACGTTTGACTTCAACATCATGCTGCGCGTAGCGGTTGATGTTTATGACCCAGATACGGACACAACCAAGAAGCAAGATGTTGTCCGTCAGGTATCTGTAGGCGACATCAACGGTGCTCAGTGGACTGGCGACACCATCACGCTGCCAACGGCACTGGAGCGCACACCTGAGCCCAACGCTGTCTTCGCTATCGGTGTAACTGATCTGCGACCAAGCCTTTGGCGCGTTATCAGCGTCACTGAGAATGACGACGCAACATTTGCCGTTACAGCGCTTGTTCACGAGCTTGGAAAGTATGACCACGTTGAGCGTGATGTGCCGTTGCAGGCGCGTGATGTTACAGCGCTCGATAACCCTGCTGCTGAACCAACAAACCTGACGGCTAGTGAACTGCTGTATGAGGCAAACGGTCAGGTTTTCTCCAAGCTTATTTTGAGCTGGCAACCTGGAACGGATACAGCCCGCAGCATTGTTCGTTGGCGTTATGACGACGGCAACTGGAACGAGTTTTCAACATTTGCCAATGACTACGAGATCCTCAATACAACAGACGGCAAGTATGAATTTGAAGTTTTTGGCCAGAGTGCTGGCTTTAAGAACTCACCGATTGCAGAGCTGACGTTTAATGCTCTTGGCAAGACTGCACCGCCAGCAACAATTTCTGATTTGACGATCGCACCGATTGATCAGCACACTGCTGAACTGCATTGGCCGCAATCAACTGATCTTGACGTGCGAATTGGCGGAACAATTCGAATTAGACACACGCCTATTATTGGAGCGTCTGCAGCGTGGGTGCGAACTAACGACATTGTTCCTGCAGTCAATGGCAGCAGCACTCGCAAGATTGTGCCACTGGTAGAGGGCACTTACTTTATTCGTGCAGTCGATTCAACAGGTAACGAATCAACTGGTACGGCCAATGTTGTTGTTGACCTGCCTGAGCCTCAAGATCTATTTGTTGCTCAAACGTACCGCGAAGATGACGACACACCACCGTTTCAGGGCACTGGAACGAACATGGCATATAACGAAGCAGAGGACGCTTTAATTCTTGCTGCGGATGGCTTAATCGATGAAATCACTGATTTTGACTCTTTGGCTGACTTAGATAATTTTGGTGACACAAGCAGCAGTGGTTCATATCAGTTTTTAAGCACTTTGGATCTTGGGGCAAAATACGATCTTGAGTTGTTGCAAACACTGAAGACAAGAGCGTTTGTCCCAACAGATTTTTGGGACAGCCGTACTGGTCTTATTGACACTTGGGTTGATATTGATGGAACGGACATCAGTTTGGTCAATGCTGAGATGTATGTGCGTTCCACAAATGATGATCCAAGTGGCTCACCGACCTATGGCGATTGGCAGCCATTTGTAAATGGCACGAAGCGTGGCCGTGGTTTTCAATTCAAAGTTGATGCGACAACCAGCGATCCAGCTCAAAACATTGCGATTGAGGAGCTTGGTGTAACGACTAAGCTGCAACGCCGTACTGAGCAAGAGCGCAACATCAGCAGTGGTACGGGAGCTAAGGCAATCACGTTCCCGTCTGCGTTCTATGGAACGCCAAGCATTGGCATTACAGCGCAGGATATGGCCAGTGGTGACTACTTCCAGGTTTCAAGCGTTAGTAGGACTGGCTTTACCGTGACCTTTAGGAACAGCTCCGATACAATCGTGAGTAAGACCTTTGATTATCAGGCCGTAGGTCACGGTCGGGAGATCACCTGATGGCTCAGTCAACGGACATTACACTTGCCAACCAAAGCGGTTTAGCGTTTCGGACTGAGCTGAACTCGATTCTGGCTGCATTGTCCAGCTTGCAGAGTGGCAGCTCGGCACCCAGTACGACTAATGCGTATCAGCTTTGGGTTGATAGCAGTAGCAGCCCAGCAATCCTAAAGATCAGGAACGGTGCAAACAACGCTTGGATTGAGGTTGGCGACGTTACCGCTGCAAACCTTGGCCTAGCCAAGCTGTCTGGTGCGACGTTTACGGGTGATGTCACGCTGAACGCGCAATCCGATGTGCGTTTTGCTGACTCTGACAGCAGCAACTATGTAGCGCTCCAAGCTCCTGCAACAGTCGCCAGTAACGTCACGTTCACGCTACCTAGTGCTGATGGCAGCAATGGACAGGTTCTTCAGACTGATGGCTCTGGAACGCTGAGCTTTGCAACGGCTTCTGGCGCTGTCACCAGCGTTGGTGGCCAGACGGGTGCAGTGACTTATGCCACGAGCTGGGCAGTTGGTACAGGAGCAACAGCGGCTACGAATACGGATCTGGATGTTTCTGGAACGTATGCCGGGAACGTGGTTGCGATGTCTGCTCTTGATGTGGACTGCTCGACAGGCAACTACTTCACCAAAACGATCAACGGAAACTCGACGTTTACCTTCTCAAACGTGCCATCAAGCCGGTCGTTTGCGTTTGTTCTTGAGCTGACTCATACATCTGGAACGGTGACATGGCCGAGTTCAGTGAAGTTTCCAGCAGACACGGCACCGACCTTAACGACGGGCAAAACACATCTCTTTGTTTTTGAAACAAATGACGGTGGCACGCGATTCCGTGCTACGACTGCTGTTGATTACGTCAACTGAGGTTTAGATAAATGGATCCCAAAACCGCTCAAATTCTGCTTGGTGCCGCTGGTGCGGGTGGTGCAGGTGAGCCTGTTTATCCTGAAGAGCTGTTCAGCATTGATCTTTACGATGGAACGGGCTCTGCTCAGACAATCACGAATGGCATTGATCTAAGTGGTGAAGGCGGGTTGGTTTGGGTTAAATGCAAATCTGACAATGAACATCATGTATTGGCAGACACCGAAAGGGGCGCAAATAAACATTTTGTCATTGAAACTTCCATTGAGCAATCTGCAACTGACAGAGTTACCGCCTTTAATTCCAATGGGTTTTCTGTTGGCAACAACAACGAAACAGGCAATGGCAGTATGGATTACTGCGCTTGGACCTTTCGCAAGGCATCGAAATTTTTTGACATTGTTAAGTACACGGGGACTGGTAGCGTTCAAACGATTTCTCATAATCTAGGCAGCGTTCCTGGCATGATTATTGTCAAGGGCATTGATGTTAGCACTAGTTGGTCGGTTTACCACAGAAGCCTGGGAAACACTAAATACCTTCGGCTAAATAATGACTCAAACGCTGCGACATCTTCGACCTTTTGGAACGACACTGATCCAACTTCCAGTGTGTTTACTGTAGGCACACACGGTGATGTAAACAGCGACGGCTATGAATACATTGCCTACATATTTGCGCACAACGAATCAGAGTTTGGCGAAAACTTAGATGAACCAATGATTCATTGCGGAAGTTATACAGGAAATGGCAACAAAAACGGCAACAAAATAACTCTTGGCTTTGAGCCACAGTGGATTATATTCAAAAAATATGCTGGCCAGTACAGTCTGGACTGGAACATTGTTGATATAGCAAGAGGAATGGCGGAAAACTTTAGTGGAAACATTAAAACCAACTCTGATGACGCTCAAAGTGTTACTAACGATGCAGGAATCAGGCTATTAAGCGATGGCTTTGACTTCCGAACTTCTAATAGCACGATGAACGGCACGTTTGATTACGTTTTTATGGCGATTGGCAGGCCCACAAAAGAGCCTTCCGCTGCTTCTGAGGTATTTGATGCGGTTGCCAGGACAGGTACTGGAGACAACTCGTCAACAACATTTACTGACGTAACGTGCAACATTGGCCCAGTTGATTTGGCATTTGTTGCTCAGCGAACTGACGATAGTGAGAATATATTTGTCACCAATAAGTTGGGGCAAAGGGAGCTTGAGTCGAGCACTGATGCCGCACAAGCAATGTATATCAGCAATGATAGAAACCCATTTGACGTGCCGGGCAATAAAGGCATCCAAGTCCGTGGAGACGACGCCAGCACAAACAGAGGTGGAGGAAGTTTCACCTACATTTTTCACTTCTTCAAGCGATTCCGCAAATTTTTTGACGTTGTTTTGTACGACGGCACCGGCAACGACAACACAAACATTAGTCACGGGCTTGGCGTTGTCCCTGAGCTAATTTTTGTCAAATCGTTTTCAACCACTAATGATTGGGCCGTTTGGCATAAAGACATTGGAAACGGCAGCAATGGCGCAAAAAGTGTGCGATTAAATACGACTGCTGGCGCAGCAGATGGCGGCCACTTCCAAAACAATGGAGGTGCTACGGCAACACAGTTTGGCGTTCGTCAATACGGCTTAACCAATGGATCAAACACAAAATATATAGCCTATTTGTTTGCTAGCTTGGCAGGCATATCAAAAGTTGGAACCTACACAGGCACAGGCGGTAATATCAATGTTAATTGTGGCTTTAGCGCAGGCGCTCGTTTTGTTGTAATTAAGCGACTTGATGGAGGTGGATGGCACCTCTTCGATTCAGAGAGGGGAATTATTAGCGGCAATGATCCGCATATTTTCTACGACTTTGCAGATGAAGAGGTTACAAACACTGACTATATTGACCCGTTAAGTTCTGGTTTTACAGTTACCTCGTCTGCGCCCTCAGGCATGAACCAGAGTGGCGACACCTACCTGTTCTTCGCCATCGCTTAATCATGGAAATCCGCAACCGCTCCACTGGTGATGTCATCACCGTCCAAGAACTGAAAGCTGCTAATCCCAACACCAGCTTTCCCAAGAACATCACAACCGAAGTTCTTGACGGCTTCGGGTATGACCCTGTTTTGAATGGTGCGGCAGCGACTGTGACTGCACCTTATGGCGTCAGTGTCCGTGCTGGCGTTGAGGAGATTGACGGTCAGTGGTTTACCCGTTTTGTTGCTGGTCCGATCTTTACGGACACCACTGATGACGATGGCAACGTCACTACAGCGGCTGACAACGAAGCTGCCTACCGCGCCAGAATCGACACCGAAGCTGCTGCAAGCGTTCGTTCATCTCGCGACAAGGCACTTGCCGCTTGTGACTGGACCGTGCTGACTGACAGCCCGTTGACCACTGCGAAGAAAACGGAGTGGAAAGCGTATCGGACTGCTTTGCGTGACATCACTGCAGCAGACGGTTTTCCCCATACGATGGAGTGGCCGACTGAGCCTTCCTGATGCAGCGTCCTGATCCAATGATCTCTGCCAGCTACGGGGCCACTGATGTGGCTGCGCAAAAGGCAAGAGTCTTGTGGTTAGAAGAGCTGTACTTCCTGGATGGCCGTGACCAGATCAGCCATCCACAGTACGGTCTGTTTACAGGCTTGGCCCTTAAGTATCAAAACTTGGATACAACTGACGGGATCTGATGGCCAAATCACTTAGCGGGCAAAATTTTGTCCCTAGCAAGCCAAAAAAGACACGTCAAGGCAATGGATCACATTCAAAACCGTCCCATGGACGGAAGAAGTATCGTGGCCAAGGAAAACGCTAACTCTTCTGATGATCAAGCGTCTTGTTTTTGGTGTAGCCGCTGGCGCACTTGTCTTGGCTCCCCTCTCTGCCCGCGCAGACGGCTTTTATCTGAATCCTGAGTGGAACGGTGCTTGGTCAGGTTCTGACTTTGGCGGTGCTGTTTTCGACGGCCACGTCGGTTACGAGGTTGGTGCGTTTTACATCCAGGGCGGTCCTAGCTGGCTGCAGCCTGATGCAGGCGACACCGAG